TCGGCTAATGACGCTAGTGAAACCCGAACAAAAGTTCGTAAAAAGTCAGACGGTGATGATGAGCTTGAGAATTACAGCGAAGGCGTACAGAAGCGCATCAACCAGCTAACGGCCAAGCGTAAGGCGGCTTCTGAAGAAGCTGAAGCTGCCGTTCAATATGCGCAACAAGTGAATCAAGAAAACCAGCAAATGAAAGCTCGTTTGCAGCAACTAGATCAGGGATACAGAGCCGAATACGAAGGCCGCGTTGTTTCACAGGAACAGCAAGCNAAACGTGCATTGACAGAAGCGCATGAGGCTGGTGATTACGAAAAGGTTGCAGAAGCCCAGTCTGCGCTGTCACAAGTAGCTATTGAAAAAGAGCGTATCCGCTTACAAACGGCAAAAGCTCAAAGGGANGCACAGCAGCGAGAGCATCAAGCTCAACAGCATCAAGCTCAACAGCAGCAACAGCAACAGCAACCTCAGCGTCAAGCTGCTGACCCTAAGTTGGAAAAATGGCTTTCAAAAAACGATTGGTTTGAAAAAGACACCGTTATGAATGCCGCTGCTACAGCTATACACAAGCAAATTGTCAATGATGAAGGCTTCGATCCTTCTACAGACGAATATTATGCAGAAATAGATAGGCGTATCCGCAGGGAAATGCCTCATAAGTTTCAGGTGAAACAACAAAACGCCCAAGTTGTTACGCCTGCGTCTGGTAACGGACGGTCTTTAAAGTCCGGGCGGAAAAGATCGGTGGATAACGGACGGTCTTTAAAGTCCGGGCGGAAAAGATCGGTGGAACTAACGCCGGGGCAGGTCGCATTTGCCAATAAAATGCGGATACCTCTTGATGTTTATGCAAAAGAGGTTGTGAAAATTGAAAGTAGGAGTGAATAACATGGCAACTAGGTCAGCGCGTGATTCAGAATCACGGGAAAACGCAGAGCGTGTTCAACAATGGCGACCCGGTTCAGCTTTAGACGCTCCAGAACCGCCTATTGGGTTCAAACATAGATGGATTCGTGAATCTGTCTTGGAATACGATGATAAGACTAACGTTCATAAAAAACGGCAAGAGGGATGGGAACTCGTCCGCGCTGAAGAGTACCCTGATTATGTTGGCCCTATCGTTGATGAAGGAAGAAACGCAGGCACCATTGGTGTTGGCGGATTGGTTTTGGCCCGAATCCCCAATGAATTAGTTGAGCAGCGGAATCGCCACTTTCAAAATGTGGCAAAGAATCAAATGGACGCTGTTGACCGCGATTGGATGCGGGAAAACAACGCTCTTATGCCAAAATTGGCACCACAACGTAAATCCTCTGTGAGCTTTGGCTCAAAAGGATCTAAACAAGGAGATTAACGATGGCGAATCAAGACGCTGCATTCGGTCTTCGTCCCGTAAAACGAATTGGGGGAACTCAATTCAATGGCGGACAAAGCCGATACCGTATCGCCAACAACTACGATACAGCAATTTACCAAGGTGACATGGTAGCCCAAGTCACAGGTGGCACTGTAGAAATACATGCTGATGGTGGAACTGTACCTATTGTTGGTGTGTTTAATGGTTGTAAATACACTGACCCTACTAGTGGTGAGCAAGTATTCAGCAACAAATATCCTGCAAGCACTGCTGCTGCTGACATTATTGCTTATATCATTGATGATCCTATGGTTGTCTTTGAAATCCAAGCTAATGCTGCATTCCCAGTAGCTGATTTGTTTGGCAACTTCGATGTTATCTATACTTCTGCGGGTAATGCCCAAAGTGGTGTGGCTGGTTCCGAACTTAATGTTTCTGACGGTGCAGCGGGTACTACTTTGCCGCTTAAAGTCATTGATATTTCTGAAGACCCAGAAAATAGCGATGTAAGCACCGCAAATACTAACGTGTATTGCGTCATTGAAAACCATATATTTGGCGTCAAAGGCGCTGGATTAGCATAAGGAGCTAAACAATGGCAATTTCTCGTTCACAACTAGTTAAAGAGCTAGAACCGGGCCTCAACGCGCTTTTCGGAATGGAATATAACCGTTACGATAACGAGCATGCTGAAATCTTCGACACAGAATCGTCAGATCGTGCGTTCGAAGAAGAAGTTATGCTTTCAGGTTTTGGGAATGCTCCCACAAAAACCGAAGGCGCAGGCGTATCGTTTGATGATGCTAACGAAGCATACACTGCTCGTTACACCCATGAAACGGTGGCTCTAGCATTTGCTTTGACTGAAGAAGCGATTGAAGATAATCTTTATGATCGTCTTGGCGCTCGTTACACAAAAGCTCTGGCGCGTTCTATGGCGCACTCTAAGCAAGTTAAGTCCGCTGCGGTTCTTAATAACGCTTTTGACTCTGGGTTNACAGGTGGCGATGGTGTGGAACTATGTTCTGCCGTTCACCCGCTGGCACAGGGCGGCACTTTCCGTAACGAACCTTCTACTGCTGCTGACCTCAACGAAACCTCGCTTGAAAATGCTCTAATTGACATTTCAGCGTTCGTTGATGAGCGGAATATGATCATTGCCCTTCGTGGCACTAAGCTGATTATTCCACCACAGCTTCAGTTCATTGCAGACCGTTTGCTGGAATCGACCTTGCGTCCCGGCACATCTGACAATGACATCAACGCGATGAAAAACATGGGTATGGTGCCAGAGGGTTATACTGTTAACCACTTCCTGACAGATACTGATGCTTTCTTCCTGAAGACTGACGCGCCAAACGGCTTTAAGCACTTTGAGCGTTCTCCCATGCGTACAAACATGGAAGCAGACTTTGACACAGGTAACATGCGCTTTAAAGCGCGTGAGCGTTATTCATTTGGATTCTCGGACCCACGTTGCGTATTCGGTTCACCCGGCGCGTAACCCGAACAAATGTTTGGTTTTGATTGGGGGCGGTTTAACTGCCCCCTTTCTTTTTTTTTGTTTATTGTGTATTGTTCCATTATCCCTGACAGTCGCATAATGCGTCTGACACTAGCCACGACAGGAGCATAACATGGCTAACACTACATTTAACGGACCAGTACGGTCTGAAAACGGCTTTCAGCAAGTTACCAAAAGCAGCACTACTGGCGCAATATCTCAAAAGCAGTTTGAAATTCAAACGGTTCCAACTTCTGGCATTAACAATGTTGTTGATACAAACGGTTTTTCTGGAACGGCTACTGCCGCAGGCGCAAACAACGCCAGCTTAGATACGGGTGCAACTATCTTTGGCATCACGCCTAACGCGCACGGCTCTGGTATTGCTGATGCTTCTATTAACACTTTTGTTAACAAGGTTGGCGGTACTATCGTAACGTCTATTCTTATTGACCTTCACGGTGGATTTGTTGGATCAGCTTCAGCGGATCGTATTATTGGTGTCGGAACTTCTGCCAATGCGTACATTGCAGAACTTACAAAAGAAGTTAACGGTATTCCAATCCTGTTAGAATTTGGTTGCGTAGAAGTTCCAACAGGCGGTGATCCAGATATTAACGTAGACATTTCAGCCACGGGAACAACCGCATCAGGCGCGGCTGTAGCCAGCGGAACTCAGATGATGAACAACGGCGACCTTACTTTAGGTTACTACAACGCTGTTGACTCGGCTGCTACTATGGCTGCTTTGTCTAAAAAGTACATCTATCTAGTTCAAGGCGCGGCTACTAACGCAGCGTACACTGCTGGTAAAATTTGGATCAGAATTACTGGAATGAACGTAGACTTTGATAACGGCTAAGGAATGATGAAATGGCTGATGCTGTAGCAACACAAATAATCATAGATGGCGACAGAAACGTTGTTCAGAAGTTTACCAATGTATCTGACGGTAGCGGTGAAGCTGCTGTTGTTAAAGTTGATGTAAGTGCTTTAGCCGCAAACTCACATGGCAGCGCCTGTACGGGCGTTGTCATTGAGGAAATTTGGTGGCAGTGCATTGGTATGAAGGTCCAAATACTTTGGAACGCTACTACAAATGTATTCTGCATTGAACTTGGCGAAAACCAAAGCGGCAACCATAATTACTCAACTTTTGGCGGCTTAACAAACAACGCTGGCAGTGGGGTAAATGGTGACGTGCTATTTACAACTGTTGGTCATACTTCTGCTGACACATACACCATTATTCTGAAAATGAAAAAAGAGTATGGTTGATGGCTGACAAGCCTATAAAGAGAAACAAGAAAAATTACCGCCCCACTAAGTCTGGGGCGGGAATGACTGAAGACGGAGTAAAGGCACATCGAAGAGCAAATCCGGGTTCCAAGTTAAAAACAGCGGTTACTGGCAAAGTTAAAAAAGGCAGCAAAGATGCCAAGCGGCGCAAGTCTTATTGCGCACGATCCGCAGGCCAAATGAAAAAATTTCCTAAAGCTGCTAAAGACCCTAATAGTAGACTTCGCCAAGCTAGAAAAAGGTGGAAATGTTAATGGCATATTCTCGCAAATCAAAAGGTGCTTCTAAAAAATCTAAGGGCAGTAAGATTTGTCCTGCGGGAAAGGCTTGGGCGCAGAGAACTTTTGACACGTACCCATCTGCGTATGCAAACATGGCTGCATCTAAGTATTGCAAAGACCCTAACTATGCAAAAGGCGCAAAGGGCAAAAAGAAGAAGAAATCATAATGGGTGCGCTGAAAGATTGGGTTAATCAGGATTGGGTTAGAATCGGCACTGACGGTTCTATCCAAGGCAAGTGCGGCACTTCTACAGATAAGAAAAACCCTGATAGATGTTTGCCCCGTAGTAAAGCTCAAAGCCTTAGTAAAAAAGAACGGTCAG